CTGCCGGAGGTTCAGGCGGCGGTGGTGGTGGTGTTGGAGAAACCAGTCCAAATCCAAATGCAGGTGGAGCTGGAAACACTCCAAGCACAACTCCAAGTCAAGGAAATGATGGTGGTATTGGAAATGGAGTTCCAAGTCAAAGAACTGGCGGCGGTGGTGGTGGAGCAGGTGCTGGTGGAGCTAATGGAAATACATCAGGTGGAACAGTAGGTGGAGCTGGTGGAGATGGTACAGCCAGTGCTATAACAGGATCGTCAGTAACAAGAGCTGGAGGTGGAGGTGGTGGTAATCAAGCACCTGGAACTCCAGGCGCAGGTGGAGCTGGTGGTGGTGGAGCTGGTAATAGAGCTGATGATGGAGTAGCCGGAACAGCTAATACTGGTGGTGGTGGAGGTGGAGTTTTAAGTGGTGGTAATGCTGGTGCTGGTGGTAAAGGTGTAGTTATTATAAGTGTACCAGATGGAAACTATTCAGGAACAACAACAGGCAGTCCAACAGTTGTTACAGGAGTTGGTGGCACTAAAACAGTTATGACATTTACAGGTTCAGGGAGCTATACAGCATAATGGCAACGTTCGCAAAAATAGGTTTAAATAATAAAGTAATAGAAGTATTGTCTGTTCACAATAATGAATTATTAGATTCAAATGGTGTTGAACAAGAAAATATTGGAATTGATTTTTTAACTAAATTAACAGGTTGGTCAATATGGAAACAAACATCTTATAATACTAATGGTGGAATTCATAAATTAGGTGGAACACCTTTAAGAAAAAATCACGCTTCAATAGGATATACATACGATGAAGATAGAGATGCTTTCATACCTGAAAAACCTTATGCATCTTGGATATTAAATGAAACAACTTGTCAGTGGGAAGCACCAATTGCTTTACCTGATACAGAAAATACATATACTTGGAATGAAGAAACACAACAATGGAGTTTAGATGAGTAAAATAGAAGTAGATGCAATAGAACCACAATCAGGCACTGCTTTAACAGTAGGAGCCAATGGAGATACTATTACTGTTCCTAGTGGAGCAACTTTTAATGTTGCTTCTGGTGCTACGATTAATAACCAAGGTACAGCAGTAAACTTTGGTGCAACAGGTTCTGCATCTTGGACATCAACAATTAAAACAGCAACCTTTACAGCGGTCGCTGGTGAAGGATATTTTTGTAATACAACAAGTGGTGGTTTTACAGTAAATTTACCAGCAGGAACAGCAGGAGCTGTTGTTGCAGTAAAAGATTATGCAAATACTTTTGATAGTAATAATTTAACAATAGCTGCTAATGGTTCAGATAAGATAGGTGGAAACACAACTGATGTTACTTTATCTGCAGCAGGAATTGCAGTCACATTAGTTTTTACAGATGCAACAAGAGGTTGGTTAGTAACAGATTCAGGTTTACAATCAGAAGCACCACAAACTTATGCATGTGATTTTTTAGTTATTGCCGGAGGTGGTGGTGCTGGAATCGATAGAGGCGGTGGTGGAGGTGCTGGTGGTTATAGAAATTCTTTTGGTTCAGAAGCATCTGGTGGAGGAGGATCTTCAGAAACAGCTTTACAATTTACATCAGGAGTAGTTTATACAATAACAGTTGGAGCTGGTGGTACAGGTTCTGTAGAAAGTAGTTCACAAGGAACTAATGGAGGAGTTTCTTCTATTGCAGGATCAGGAATTACAACTATTCAATCTACTGGAGGTGGTCTTGGTGGCTCTGGTGGAGGTGGAGGTGGATTTAATCAAAATGGTGTAGCTGGAGGTTCTGGTGGAGGAGAAGGAGATGGTGGATCTGGTGGTGCAGGAACACTTAATCAAGGTTTTGCTGGTGCGAGTGCTGATGGTGGTGGTGGCGGTGGCGCTGCTGAAGCTGGTGATACCGATGGTGGTGGATATGGAGGCGATGGTTTAGAATCATCTATTACAGGAAGTGCAGTTTTTAGAGGTGGCGGTGGTGGAGGAAATGCAACTCCTTCAAGACCTCCAGGTGGATCTGGCGGAGGTGGTACAGGTGCAAGCACTAATCCTCGACAAGAGGGAACAGCTGGAACAGCTAACACTGGTGGTGGAGGTGGAGGTGGTCCTGGAAATACTCCTAATAGACACGGAAAAAATGGAGGTAGTGGTGTGGTTATTTTAAGTGTACCAGATGCAAAATATTCAGGTACTACAACGGGTAGCCCAACAGTTGCTACAGGAGTTAGTGGTAAAACAGTTATGACATTTACAGGAGATGGGAGCTACACAGGATAATGGCACATTTTGCAAAAATAGGAACAGGAAATATAGTTTTAGCAGTTCACGTTGTTTCAAACGATGTTGCAACATCTGAACAAGCTGGAATAGATTTTTTAAACAATTTATATAATTCGAGAGATGTTTGGAAACAAACTTCTTATAATGGTTCTTTTAGAAAAAACTATGCAGGTATTGGTTGGAGTTATGATGAAACAAGAGATGCTTTTATACCGCCTAAACCTTTTAATAGTTGGATTTTAAATGAAGAAACTTGTTTATGGAATTCTCCAGTAGCGAAACCAGAATTGACAGAAGAACAAATTAATAATAATAATTATTATTCTTGGAATGAAGAAACACAACAATGGGATTTAAATGAGTAGTATTATAAAAGTAAATACAGTTCAAGATGTAGATGGTAATAATATTATCAATGAAAATGCTAATACAATTACTATCGGTAAATCTGGAGATACAGTACAAGTAGCTTCAGGTGCATCACTTGTTGGGGCTGGAATCGAATGGCAATCAACAATAGTTACAGGAGCAACACATACAGCATCTGCTAATCAAGGTTTATGGCTTGATACGAGTTCTAATGCTATTACACTTACACTACCGGCTTCACCTTCAGTAGGTGATCAAATAATTTTTACAGATTATGCAAGAAACTGGGAAACGAATGCAGTAACATTAAGTTTAAATGGATCAAAATTTCAAGGCAACACAAGTCCTAACCCTGTTTATAATACTAATGGTCAATCAGTAGATATTGTTTTTTCAGGAACAACTAAAGGTTGGATTCCTAATTCAGATGATGATGTAACTTTAGAAACTCCACAACCATATACAGTAGATTTTTTAGTTGTTGCTGGAGGTGGTGGTGGATGGCGTCAAGGTGCTTCTGGAGGTGGAGGTGCTGGAGGATATAGAAATTCTTATGCTTCTGAAACTTCAGGTGGTGGTGGAAGTTCAGAAACTTCTTTAAGTTTTGTTGGTGGAACAGTTTATACAATAACAGTTGGTGCTGGAGGAGCTGGTGCACTAAACGGAGGTGCAGCTAGTGTAGCTGGTGGTGATTCATCTATTTCAGGTTCTGGTATTACAACTATTACATCTGTTGGTGGAGGTACAGTTGGTACAAATAGTGGAGATGGTGGGTCAGGTGCTGGAGGTGCAGATTTTGGTGGTGCTGGTGGAAGTGGAACAGCCAATCAAGGTACTGATGGAGGAAATGGTGGTCCTGGAGGTGGAAATACTGGTGGTGGAGGTGGTGCTAAAGACGCTGGTAATACTGATGGACAAGGTTATGGAGGAGATGGTTTATCTTCTTCTATAACTGGAAGTGCAGTTACAAGAGGTGGTGGAGGTGCTGGTGCTGGAGGAAATAGACCTGGAGGTGCTGGTGGTGGAGGAAACGCAACTTCTCCATCAGGAAATGGTGGAGATGCAACTGTTAATACAGGTAGTGGTGGAGGTGCTGGTGCAGTAAGTACACCTAATGATGGTGGAGATGGAGGAAGTGGAGTTGTAATTTTAAGAATGCCAACAGCAAGTTATTCAGGCACAACATCAGGAAGTCCAACAGTTTCAACATCTGGTTCAGATACAATATTAGTATTTAACGCATCTGGGAGCTACACAGGATAATTATGGCACATTTTGCAAAATTAGGAATTGGTAATAAAGTTTTAAAAATTGAAGTAGTATCTAATGATGTTGCAACAACTGAACAAGCTGGTGTAAATTTTTTAAATAATCTTCATGGTACAAGTGATGTTTGGAAACAAACTTCTTATAATACAAAAGGTGGAGTACATAAAACAGGGGGAACACCTTTTAGAAAAAATTATGCTGGTATTGGTTATAAATATGACACATCAAAAGATGCTTTCATTCCACCAAAACCTTATAATAGTTGGACACTTAACGAAACAACTTGTTTATGGGAAGCACCAGTTGCTAGACCAGAAGATGATCAAGATTATATGTGGAATGAAACAACAAAACAATGGGACCTTGTTGACAATTCCTAGAAAATAATATAATATAATTTTTATAAGGTGGTGATGAAAAATTTAAAAAACTATATACTTCATTTAAATAATTGGATTCCTAAAAATATTATAGATACTTCTATAAAAGAATTGTCAGATGATAAAACTTGGCAAAGACACACTTATTCAGATACAAAAACATTTGAAGCAAAATCAAAAAATGGAGATAAAGAACTTGATATATGTTATGGAAGTAATTTAACTTATTTAAAAGAACTTCATCAACTAAATTGGAAAGCATTAGAAAAATATATTCTTATTGAAAAAATTGGTGGAGAAAATCTTAAAGGTTGGCAAGGTTTTAGTTCAATAAGATTCAACAGATATAATAAAAATCAAATTATGTCAAAACATTGGGATTCTATTACAAGTTTATTTGAAGGGAAAAAAAGAGGCATTCCTGTTTTAAGTATTGTATGTGTTTTAAATGATGATTATGAAGGTGGAGAATTTATTATGTTTGATGATTATGAAATCAAATTTAAAGCTGGAGATCTAATAATATTTCCATCGGTATTTTTATATCCACATTTCGTAAAACCAGTTAAGAAAGGAACAAGATATTCTTTTGTATCTTGGGCGTGGTAATGAAAGAACCTATAATTCAAAATATTTTTCCAACACCTATTTATACAACAAAAATAGATAGAGGATTTACAAAACAAGAATTAAATTTTGTAGAACAACAAAAAAAACATTGCACAAATAATACAGGTAATATTAACACAAAAGATAATTACATATTAAATAGAAAAGAATTTAAAAACATAAAAAAGTTTTTAGATAAACATTGCAAAGATTATTTAGATAGAATCATTTGCCCTAAAAATAATATAGAACTTTATATAACTCAATCGTGGTTAAATTATACAGAAGCAAATCAATATCATCATAGACATGAACACCCTAATTCAGTGGT